ATTTAGAACATCGATCAATTTATTATAAAATGAATCATCATAATAAACATAATTTGATATTAAATATTTGTTAAAATATTTATCAATAATTTCTTTTATTAATGATATATTAAATATGGACATATAAAATATATAATTATTTAATTTTTATATATAGAAATATAAAAAATTTGTATGTATATATATATATAAAATGGAAAATGATAATGTTTATAAACAAAAGTATTTAAAATACAAACAAAAATATTTAAATCTAGTTGAACAATTAGGTGGCATACTCTATAAACCTGGTAAATACGTATTTTTATTTAATTCAAATATATTAAACGAAGATACACCTTTGTTAAATAACATTGAGCAATATGACATTAAGCAATATGAAAAAAAAAAAAGCCCAAAGTTGAACGAAATAACTGATGAAATTGGTAATCATCGAGGATGGTATTATTATCCATTTCTAATGGGTAACCCACGCCTTGAGATTATTGAAAGTAATGCAAAAATAGCATCATCTGGTGTTAAATCTGCTGCCAGTGCTACTGCAATTGCCGCAAGTGTTGCTGCAAGTGCTACAAAGGCTGGTTTAAGTTCTGCTGCAAGTGCTACAAAGGCTGGTTTAAGTTCTGCTGCAAGTGCAGCAAAGGCTGGTTTAAGTTCTGCTGCAAGTGCAGCAAGTGGTGCAGCTAAAAAAGCGGCAGATAAAGTACATGAAACATATTGTAATACTTGTAGAAAATCATGTGAAATACAAGGTGGTTCTGCTATTTCAACTATTTATTTAGATGAAAGTACAAAAGGGATAACAAAAGGAATTACAGAAACATATGTAAAAGAATTAGTTAATTTATTAAAAAAAAATGAAATTACAGTTAATAGAGCCATTCATTGTGAATTAGGTATTACTAGTAATAAAATAATTAAGTACTATAAATTTGACTAAATCAATTTATCTAATATTACTTTCATACCAAAAAAAATAAAAATAGCTTTTTTCATATTTGGTGTATATTTTATATCTAACAGATTAAAATATATATTATTATTCATTCTATTTTCATCATATAATTTAATTATTTCTTCATTACACATATTTGTCTTTGGTTTAGTCCATAATCTATTAAGTTTATGTAAAAAATCATATACAATTTTCAAATTAAAATAATGATATTTAAAAAAGTAATATATAATATCTCCTTTAGAATTATTTTTAATTGATTTTAATATATATGTTATAATTTTTAAATATTTCTTAACATCATAACGATTTATATGCGATGTTATTGTTCTTTCTTTATTAGTATAATTTACAATATAAAGAACATGACTATAAAATAATAAATTATTAAATCTAATTTTATGTTCAGATATATCATTATTTTTCCCAACGTTTATACTAATATCAACTAATTTATTAAAATAATCATTAAATTGATTATCTGATCCTCCATATTGATTTGGTAATTCAATTATAAACTTTTTATATTTATATAGTATTGAACTTTGCATTAAAAACTTGTTATATTTATCTTTTATAAATTCATTTAATGATTGCATTTTATTAAATGTAGTTAATTGTATATTATCTAATTCCTTAAATTTTTCCTCTATAATAGTATTAAGTTCAGGATAGGAAGAATATTTTTTCTTTCTTAATTCTTCAAGTACACCAGATAATTTAGAAAATAGTTTGTCATAATCTCTAACTATTTTTTCTATTATATTATCAAATTTCTTAATATTTTCATTAATTGATCCATACTCTTCTTCAATAGATAAAATTAAAGTAATATGTCTACTTATGTTTTTTTTATTTATTTTATTAATATCATTTATAACAGAATCGATTTCTTTAATTAAATCATTAATTTGTGGAATTAACTCAGATGATAAAAATATTAAATCAGGACTTGAATTACAATATTTTTTTATTTCCTCTAATTTTAATTTAGTATTTAATAAATATTCAGCATTCATGTCTATTCTTTTCAATAGATTTTTTAATTTCATTGGATCATTTTTTATATTTATTCTATCAACTAATAAATCATAATTGCTTATTATATGTTTATCTAAATTTAAAAATAATTCAGGTCTTAATTCATATGATAAAATAAGTGAATTGTGTTGTAAAGTATCTATAAAATCATCTGTTAATATTAAGTTAGTTTTTAATACATTTTCAATACTATTAAGTGTAGGGTTAACAATTAACTTTTCAATATCATAATATTCAATTACTTCTAATGATCTTTTAAAAACTGTATTTAATTCATTATTATACTTTTTAATATTTTTTAATATATCACTATCTTTTAATTCATCATTATATTTTATAAATGAATTATACTCTTGATTACCATTATTAATACAAAATTCATCATCAAACTTATCATCTGAGATTTTCATATCTATTTGTTTATATAACTGTATCATATCAATTAAATTATAAGCACTAGATTCTCTATTTCCGGTAAGTTTAGAGTGTATTTCATTTATATTACTATTTTTAATAGCTTTATTATAAATATTGTTTCTTTTAATTATATTTGTATGTATACGGTCTACTTCATCATTGATAGCATCAACTCTGTGCATATCATGTATTCCAAGTGAATCTTCTGGGAAAATAATATCAATATTATTTGGTTTTTTTTTTTCATATTTATTTTCAAAATTATAAAATTCATTAAAAGTATTTTTATTAATTTTACTATATTCTCTTGGTAGTGTTTTTAATTCTGTATCAATATTTTTTAAATATTGTGTATCAGTAATTTGTAATTGCAATTTAGAAATATCATCTAATAATTTATTCATAATATTAAATTTTAGAAATTATTTTATTTATTTGTACAATTACCTTCGGGAGTTTTTTTATTATTATCTTCATTATATCTATTTAATTCATCTAAAAATACTTTTGAATCAGCAATTAGTTTAATTTGTTTATCACATTTGGAAGGATCATCATTAGAAACAACATAAAATACATAAAAATTTTTAATATATTTAAAATAAGATTCTAATAAACCTTCTATTGGAGGATTATCAACATTAAATATTTTATTATAATCATAAGAATTATTAATCCAATCCTCAACAGTATGTCCACAAAATTCAGTTCTTAAATTTATAGAAGGCATTTTTAATAAGAATCTAAAAAAATAAGTCTGTGCTTTAACTTCATTATCAATACTATCTATATAACTACCTCTGTTACCTGTTTTATTTGCATGAGATATAAAATCACGATGTTTTTTTGCAGTATTTAAAAAAATTTGATCTTGAACTTCAATAACTCTATTATTAAGGCAAAGATTTTTTAATAAACTTGATAATAGTCCAATTATATTTTCATTGATATAATATCCTTCAAATGGTGCTAATGAATATCCAGCTTCTTTATAACAACCATCAATAGTTGGTTTATCAAATAAATATTGTTCATAAAAATTACTCAATAAATCAAATTGATTATTATTTATAATGTTTCTCATTATTTCTAAACCATAATTTTTATCCCCTTTATCTTTTATCTTTTTTAAATTATCATCATATTTAGAATCACCATACTTATAATCATCTCCTAAATATGTTATACTAATTTGACTCAAACTATCAAATATATCAACGAACTTAGATGCAATATCATTATTCAACATCAAAGACAGCGGACTTAGAAAAGCCATGTTTCTTATACTATTGTCTAACTTATCTTTCAATGGAATACATATATCCCCATCAACAAATGTTTCTTTAATATTTTCTTTACCAGGTAAATCAATTATAACAAAATTTACATAATCATCTTCATGCTTACCAGTTTCTTTAATTTTAATTTTAAAATCAAAAATCATTATTGATCTTGAAGATTTAATATTATTTCTTGTTTTCTTAATTCTACCTTTTGATTCTCTTATGGTATCAATATCATTAATAATTTTTTGAAAATTTAACAATTGCTCACGAGTGAGTACTTTAAAACTAGTATCTTTAGTTGTTGGATCTTCAGTTGTTGGATCCTTATCTATTTGATTAACAAACTCTTTGATACCAGGTGACTTTATTTCATATGGCATATTTTGTATTTTTGTATAATCATATATAAATTGGTGATATTCTTCAGGTTTTCTATCCCAATAACTTTTATATGGAAATGCAAGACCATATAATTCATATGCTCTAAAATAAATTCCATGTTGGTGTTGTATATTACCTATTGCTGTTTGAAGCATACCTGGTTTATCTTGAGTACCAAATACAGTAAATGTTTTACCAACACCTGAATATCCATATGTTAATAACATAATTGATTTACCTTGTGATAAAAATGTAGGTATAGACATATATTTGGATAATACAGAATTATCATTAAATGTTTCACTATCAAAAACTTCTGCAAATTTTACATTTCCTATATTTTCTTGTCTTCTTTGAGATTGTAAAGTACACTTAGATAATGATTCATTACTGATATATCCAACCTTACTACTATCTTTAACAAATACTTTTTTAGATTCATCTAAATCGCCAATAGTTGGGTTATGATTAATTCTTAAATATACTGCTACCGGAGGAGATGATAATGATTTAAATTTATCTAATAAATCTTTCATTGCATTAAAAATAAAAATAGACTTTTTAATAGATTGGTTATCAAGTAATTTATCATTATATAAATGTAATTTAGAAGTTGCAATTTTAATCTCCCTTGTAACAGCATATTTATCTTGGGTATACGTATCACAATATTTACCATATTCTTTCCAATTCGTTTTAATAAAGTTAAAAAATTTTTTTAAAATTTTGATGTTAATATAGTGGTATTTATTAAAATATTTTCCAAGAGTTGTTTTTTTATCAATTGATTCTATAATTTTGTCAACTATTTCTTTGTAATATATAAGTGTATTTAATCCTATATAATTATAAATTTGATAATCTTTATTTTGATCTAATACAGTTAATTTTAAATAATTTACAATAAATAATACATGATTGTACATTCTGATATATTTAATATTAAATGATCTACATTTATTTTTAAAATAGCTAAATTTGCGTTGTATCTCTTCTAATTCAATAGAATAATCTAATACATGTTGATAATAATTTTCATGTGATTGAACACCATAACTTTGTGTTCTTTGCATTGCTGTTTTTTTTGATCCTCCTATCAAAAGTTTATCTAATGTATTAGGATCAGTCATAAGTTTAGCTATAGTAGTTGTTTTATCAATAGGATTTAAAATATTAATACTTTGAATAGATTCTTTTAATAATTGAAATTCTGCATCTACGTTTAATTCTTCATCACTTGTTACACTTATTCTTGAGTATGCAACCATTTCTGGATTACTTTCATTAAGACATTCATTTGGAAAAAAATAAGAATTATTTAAATCAAAATCTATTTTATCATATTGTTTGATATAATCTGTATATGTATTATTTATTCTGTCAATTTCGCCAATAGTTTCATTTATCTTTTCATTAATAATACCTAGTTCATTCATTTTATTATTAATATTAGATTCATATTCAACTAATTTTTCTTTGTCTGATTCAATATGACTATTAATTAATCTAACTAATTTTTCCAAATCATCTTCAATATTTTTAATAAAAATACCAGTTTGTTGTAATATTGGTTCAGGATTAACTAATTCAACAAATTTTATTTTTTCTAAATTATCTTCATCAATTTTTGGATCTAAATTACTCTCAAAAAAAGAATTACTAATATCATCTATTTGATTTAATATTAATCTTTTATTTTCCTGGTTGATTACAGAAGTGGATTCATATGAATTTTTTAATTCTTGTAATTTTTTATTTATTAATAATAATTTTGATGAAACATCAGATAAGTTACTACCTTCATTAACTTTATCTCTTAGTAAATTTAATTCTAACATGAGACTATCTATTAATTTATCATTTATATGGCTTATTGCTTCTGTAGCTTTACCTATATTTTTAATATTATCCATTAATTATTATTATAAAAAAATAATCTAAACAAATTTAAATGCTTTTATTCGAAAACCCAAATCCAAAATTATCAAAAAAACACCAAGAATTATTTGATAAATTAGGAAATGATCTAATAAAATTAATAGAACTGGCTACGTCAAATAAAGATTTATTAAATGAAAATGAAAGATTAAATAATTTAATTCAAATATACAAAAGTAGAATTCTTAATTTAGAAAAGACTATAGAACGTTTAGAAAAAGAAAAAGATGAATTAAAAAGTGAATTAAAAAAAAATGTTGGATCAATAAAAAATTTAAAAGGTGATGAAGATGAACTTAATAAATCTAAAATAGAATTATCAAAATTAAAAAAGGAAATTGAAGAATTAAAAAAAGAAAGACAAACAATTATTGATAATACTAAACAAGTTAAATCAAAAAATGAAAGAGATATATTAGAACAGCAAAATATATTAATAGATATAACATCTCAAATAGCACTAATGAAAAGACAATACGATAATGATAAAAAAACAATGACTATTGAGATTAATAGATTAGCATCATTAATAAGAGATAAACTCAAAGAATTTCATAAATTAAGTGATTCATATGATGAATTAAGAAATAAAATGAAAGAAGAAGAAAAAAAAGTATTTTTAATTAATCAAGATTTAATTAATGAAAATGCATTATTAAAAAGTCAATTAAGTGATTTAAAAAACAAAAATAAAAATTTAACAGATAAAAATAATCTATTAACTGATCAAAATAAAAGATTAAGTGATGAAAATCAAAAATTAAGTGATATTAATAAAGAGTTACAAGAAACGATTGATTGGTTTGGTACTACTATTAAAGATATTCATAACATTCTTTAAAATTATAAATTTTTAGTTAATTTAGCTAAAATTGTATCTTTTTCGGTTAAATATTCTTCATATTGTAAATGTAATTTGTCATTAATTGTCTTAGCTTGACTTATTTTACTATTCAATAAACCTTGTAATTTATTTAATTGATTATCAAATGATTTAATATCATAACTACTTTCGGCAGTAAATGCTTCTTTATGAGATTCTGTAATAAAGTTCAAATAAATTATATCTAATTCAGGTATATTAGGTTCTGATATAGATTTCTTACCCAACTGTTTAATTTCTTCTATTAATTCTAATATTTTCCTTTTAACATCAATACTTGAATAATAATAAAATTCAATTAGTTCTTTACTTCTAGAATATAAAGATTTTATACTTTCTTTTGAGATTTTTTCAATATTAGTATTTAATTCTTGAACTTTCTCTGACATTTTCTTAGCCTTTTCTAATTCTCTATTTAATTCGGTATTTTTTTCTTCTACTTTATTATTATTATCTGATAATAATCCTATACGTGCAGTTAATTCTGAATTAGTTTTTTGCAATTCTAAAATAATAGATTCTTTTTTACTAATATCTTGTTTTAAATTTTCATTTTCTTGGTTTTGATTATTTGATAATAATTTTGAACTATTTAGACTTTCATCTAAAATTTTATATAATTTTTCTAATTTGAGTTTTTCATCATTTAATTTTTGTTCATTTTTTTTTAATTGTTCTATATTTCCTTTCAAACTTATTATTGAATCAATAGATGATTTATTATGCGGTGTGAATTTTAACTGAGGTTGACCTAATATAGGTTTTAGATCCGCTAAAGATGAACCACCAATTTGTACATTACTTTGATTGTATATAGTTAATTCATTATTGACTTTATTGATATGTGTTATTATTTTATTTAAATATAAATTTCGTAATTCTTGAATTTCCATTATAATTATTTTAGAAAATTTATTTATTAAATATTTTATTCAAGACCTAATAATTGATCAATTTCATAAGTATCTTCGCCTCTTTTTTCCATTTCTTTCTTTTGTTTTAATAATGCTTTCTTTTGACCTCTATCTAATTCTTTCTTTTCTTTTTTAACTTCAACTTTATTTCCTAAAGAATCAAATTTTTCTTCTTCTTTATCAAAATTTAATTTTTTAGAAGCTTCTTTTTCAGCTTGTTTTCTAGCTTTTTCAACTGCATCCATCCATTCTCCACCCATAATAGATAATTTACCACTTTCTAAAAGCCATTTTTCAGGTTTATCTGTACAAATAGATTCATAAAATTCAGAGTTATGTGAAATTACTAATACACCACCTTTAAAATTTTTAATTGCACCTGTTAATGCAGCTTGTGAATCTCTATCTAAAAAGTTAGTAGGTTCATCAAGAATAATAATATGTGGTAAATTCCATGTACAACCAGCAAGTGTACATCTCATTTTTTGTCCTCCAGATAAACTACCAATTTTACTATGTTGAGCAAAATTAGGTTCAAGACCGAAATTATCAAAATGTTTTTGAATTTCACCAGTAGTTAATTTTCTTTGTCCCAACATAGATTCAGAAGCAATTTGTAAATCTTTTTCTTTTACCATTTTTTCATATCCCATTTCTATTAATTCGGATTTTGTAAACCATTGTGTAATATCTAATTGATCATTTTTAGCTTCATATTCATGTTCTCTTTTACCAGTTCTTCTATTGATTAATTCAGTAATTATCATTTCTTTATTTTCTTTAGCACGTTTTTGAATTGCAGCTAGTTCTTCTGGTGTTAATGTATATGCATCATTACCAACGGCTTCTTTATCATATCCACCTCTATATCTCCACATTACATATTCAATTGGTGTTTTTTCTAAATGATCTTCAATATGATGAAATGCATGTTGTGCAACATATGCTACTCTAACATTAGGATGTCTTTCTATATATCCTTGGTTTGGTTCAAGTTCGCCAACTAATAATTTAATAAGAGTTGATTTACCAGCTCCATTAACACCAACAACTGCTACTCTACTAGCTAATGATACTTGAATACTTACATCAACTAGTTGCGGTTTTGTTGATTTTGGATATTGGAAATGACATTCTTTCATTTTAAGTACAGATTTAGTTAATGATTTAACCCCTTCTAATGGACCAGGATCTGGGAAAGTAAATGATAAATTTTCTGTAACTAATGAATAATATTGTTTAGCTTCTGGTTTAAGTTTAACAAAATCTGCAAGATTACCTCTATACATTTTTAATTTTAAATTTTCATAATGAATAATATTAGTACAAACGTGATCTAAAAATTTTGTATCATGTGATACAATTAAACATGTAGTTTTAGTTAAGTTTTGAACATAATTAACTAACCATTTAACTGCAAATTCATCCAAGTGATTTGTAGGTTCATCAAGTAATAACATATCCGGATTTAATAACATTGCTCTACATAATGATAATTTCATTCTCCAACCTCCAGATAATGCTGTTACAGGTCCATCAATCATTTCTTGATAAAATCCAATATCAATTAATGATTTATGAACAAAATCATTTGTTAATCCTTGTTCAATAACTTTCTCATCATTTAAAACATAATCAAGAACTGTTAATTCTGATTTATTACCTTGAATATCATGTTCAACATAAATACATTTTAATTCTTGAGGAAATTCTTGTAGATTTTTATTTGCAATTGCTTTCATTAATGTTGATTTACCAGCACCATTAGGACCAACTAAACCATATTTTCTTCCTACTTTTACTTTAAATGGAGTTTGATGTAGTAATACTCTTGTACCATATGCTAATGAAAACATACAATCACATAAATTTTCTTCATCATCTTCTGGATTATATTCATTAATAACTATATTTTTAATTATGTTATTTTTTAATTCATCATATACTTCATCAATTTTATTTTCTGGACTAATAAATTTAAAATAATTATATATACAACAAAACCATAAACTATCATCAAGAATTTGGTTTTTAGCTAAAATATAACATAAACTACATGAATAATTTACAACAGCATTTGTATAGTCTAAATTAAATTTTTCACAAACTAATTTATATTCATTTAAACAATTATCATAAGTAAAACTTTCTAGTAATTTATTATTACCTTGTTCATAAACTTTATTTAATATATTTAATGAGTTTGAACAAACATTTCTAATTTCAATTTCGGCAATTTCTTCTTTATATCTTTCTAATTCCGGTGCTAATTTTGGATAAAAAATCATTGCATAAATAGGATCTTTAATTAATTTACATAATGTTTCAATAACAACTGCTGCTCTTCTTTGATAAACCATTTTTCTAGTTCTCATGGATTTTAATAGCAAAGGTGTTAAAAAACCAAGTGTTTGTAAATCAATATCATTTACAAATGGTGTACTAACTAACTTATCTAATGCATTTTGTGTTTCTGTAGCAGGATTTAGATATGCTGAAATAACAAATGGTATTAAATGTTTTATGTCAACATTATCAATCGTTTTAGCTACAGATTCAAAACATATTTTTACACTTGTTTTTATTTCTTTTTTAACTTCACAAGACATTATGATTAAATTTTCTATAATTTCTGGAATATAGTAGTTTATCATTCTACTATGTTTTATAGCACAATGATTTAGTAATTCTAAAGCACCATTTTTAACTTGCCATTTTGTAGACAAAAAGTTTTTATAAATTACTTTTAGTACAAATTCAATACTAACAGGATTTATTTTTTCAACAACTTCAAATAACTTATTCATTGTTTCAGCATATGTTTTATGTTCAGTTAAAGTATTAATTAATGTATCAATAACATCAAACATTTTATATTCATAACATTCATTCTCTATATTATCTATTTGTTCAAATAAACTCATTATAATTTTAAAAGAAAAAGGGTTTATGTAATTTTTTATTAATTTCTGTTAGTTAAAGAAAAATTGAATTTTTAATTCTATCAGCCTATTATATAAAAATTTATGGGGAAAACAAGTAAAAATGTACAACACACGCAGTATGATAAAAGATATACACAAGCAAATCGTATCAATAATATAAATAATAATTGTTGTAAATGTGGAACAAATATCCATGCTACCCAATCAGGTAATAGAATTACTGTAAGATGTCAAACTTTTAGTTTTTCAGGACAGATTGGTTATTGTATTGATTACAACGATATTTTATATGATTTTAATGACAATCATCCATAAAAATTGATTATTTATTTATTTTAAATTATTAATTTAGTATTATGAACAATATTCTAAACAATATTATTGATAATCCATATGATATTACATATTTTTCTATTGGAAGTGCTAATATTAGAAATACAAATGAAGATAAAGATAGGCAACAATTTCCACCATTTTTAGAAAGTATTTATAAAAAAACTAAAAAAAAAATAAGAATAATAAATATTGATAATAAATTTGAAAAACCTTATTATCTAACATCATATTTACAAAATATTATTTGTCATAATAATAATATAATTGGTGAAAATCTTGATATATATTATTTAGAGGAAGAATTTAAATTTAATAATAGTGACAACTTAGAATTATTAAATATTATTAATACTACTATTATGGATCAAAATAAATTATTGATTTTTAATGATTATACAGGAAGAGGACTTTTTGATTTGGAAAAATATTTTTTTGATATATATTCTAAAACAGAATACAAAAAAAAATATAATAATTTAATATGTTATGGATTTAATTATGATAATGAAAATACATGTACAACTGATTTAACAGTAAATTTTCCAATTATAAAAAATGATAAATTAATTAAGATAACTAATAATGAAGATTTAAAAAAAAATATAAGTGAAAACAAAGAATACGTAAAATTATTTCAAAAATATATTATTAAAGAACTAAAAAATTTTATAAATATAAATTTATATATTTATAGAAAT